GAACCAGCACCTACTGGTTCTTCAAACGTGCTCGAACCGCCACCTTCTTCCATTGGTTTTACGTTTCTTGGAGCCATCACATTCCTATTTCTGCTGGTTCGAACTCTCTTGACAGTATATTTTCCCACAACGGAGCAAAGTCTGGGTAGGTATCCACCAACTGTTCACCGATTCTGGTCAACTGTGCCCGCATCGCGCCAGCGTTCTTAGCCTTACGCCAACTGTCATTAGCCAGCGATGGGTCTTGACTTGTAGCCAAGTCGATGCTGCGCTTACGGAAATCCCAATACTGCTGCAAGGCTTTTCCACCATCAAGTTTCAAGACAGCGGGGTCCTTGACCATTTTTTCAATCTGTCGAATCTGGTTGACCAGTTCGCGTTCGAGTTCTCCGCTGGTTGCAGCAGGGTTCCACATCGGGAACTGGGTCTTGAGTTCGTCAGACTTCTCTTTGACAAGCGCCTTGAAGTTCTCTGAACGCTTCACTTGCTGCTCGGTGAAGCCTTGCTTGGCTCCGATGTCAACCAACTGGTCCTTGAAATGGTTGTATTGTGCCCAGGCAAGATTGTTGAGGGCACGTTCCTGGCGTTGCTCAATGTCGCGTGGCTTACGCAAACCTGATGAACTTTGCGCCCGATACGCGGCAGGGTCATATTCGCCTGTTTGCGGTCCAAGCCAGCCAGCAACGAGCGGATACTTGTCGACCAGTCCAGGGTTAGCGGACTGCCACTTGGCGTATTCCTTAGTCACCTGTAGTCCTGGCGCAGCCTGTGTCGCCCCAGCCAGGAATATCCATGCCCCATCTCCGTACTTGTCGAACAATGCAACTACGGCGTCGGTGTAGGAGCCGCCGTTCTTTCTGGCTTCTTCTTGCATCTTGCTGAAGTCATCGAGGACCTGTCCCTGGGTGACGTTTTCTGCGCCAATCTCGGTGAAGTATTTGGTGTATGAGGCTCCTGGGAGGAAGATGCGTCCAAGTGCTTTGATGGCGAGAAGGTAGTCGGTTTTGGCTACGGCGTCGTCGATAATGGCTTCGCGTTCATCAGCCGTGAGGGGTACTCCACGCCTACTAGATGCGATGTTCGTGAGGACTGCGTTGGCTGTGGTTGCGCGAATAGAGTCGTTTGTTTCGGTGGAGGCAAGTTGTTGGAGGTTGTCGAAAAAGTCTGTGCCTGTTTTGCCTCCGCGGGAAGCGAGTGCGGCAGCGAATCCTTGTCCCCATGCTGGGACGAGATAGTCCGCAATTTTGGAACGTGCTTGTGGGTCACTGAATGGGAACACGGTAGCCCTCAACGACTGGAAAGCCTGGCTGTTGGGGAGAATACTGTCCATAACCATTGCGCCCACACCGAAGAACCCTGGTACAGCAGAACCCAAAAGGCTCAGATTTTTGGTTCTGATTCGTTCTTGTGCGTTCAAACCAAGAAGTGAATACACGTCTTTAGAGAAAGGGATTGCAACACCCTGCTCACCAGTATCTTCGTCGGTGTATAGAACGCCAGTGTTTTGCAATCCTTGCTGGGTCATTCTGGCTTTTTCAAGAACGCTTGGCTGGGTTGCTATTGCACGCATCCACACCGACCACTGTTCCACCCACGCATCGAAGAATCCGAACAGAAGACTGTGGCGATACCCAAAATATGAACGGTTAGATGAGTCGTAAAGAAGGTTGTCGACTTTTTGGTTTCCGTGCATTTCGCCAAGAATCTCAACCTGTCTGCGTGTTACTGTTCCGTTAGCAAAAGGGATTTCTGCTCGAACGGAATCGCGCAGCCATCTGGGTACGTCGCTTGCATCAAGGGCATCCGCCATTTTTGCGGCTTCTTCTGGAGCCATTGTTGGGATAAGTTCGCGGATGCGCTTCCACTTGTGGTAATCCTTGTATGGTCCACGAGCGTATTTCGCTTCCACATTCCGATACAAAGAAAATGCTTTTGTGAACAGTCGGTCGTTAACTTGGACTGCATCTTGCGCTACTTCTGGAGCAAATGGTGCAATATCTGGGCTGTTCGGATTTTGTAGCAGATTGTCTTGAACCCATGTTCTGAATTCAGTTGTCGGTTCATATACGTTGACACTACGAACAGTTTTAACTTTCCACGCATTTGCATCAAGAACGGAGTTCTTGCCAAGTTTTCCAGTGGCAACGACACCAATGGCAACTGGGTCACTAGCGGTGCGGGTCAAAATGTCTTCATAGAGGGAACGGACCCATATCATTTGACCTTCCATGCTTGTTAGCGGTGTGGTTGCGGACATGCCTTTTACGCCCTGCGTACGCAACATTTTCGCCCAAATTTCTTCGAATACTGGCTTCAGGTCTCCATGCAGAAAACGGGTTGGCAGTTGCTCCACTGCGTCTTTCCCGCCAGCAAGCATCGCTCGTGCTACTTCTCGATATTCTGGGGTGTCCGACATTTGCACAAGGTCACGCGCCGTACCAGTGACCCAGTTTTTATTTTTGGGATTTTTGGGGTCGATAATTCGTTGCCCGTTTGCGCCAATTTGAACGTCTTTGTATACCTGTTTCGGATATTGGCGTACATAGTTTAAGACCGATGGGTCGCCATACTGGTCAGCCATCAAACCCTTAGACAATTCCGCCATCTTCCTACCCGTTCCTGGAAGGGTCTGGTTAATGCGCTCGTTAAACGTGTCAATTTCTTTTTGAATCTGCTTCTTCGTACCGTTCTTGGCAACAAAGTCATTGAGTTCTTTGCGTAGGCGCGAAGCCTTTGCCGTGTCACCCGCTGATTCAGCAGATTTAATACGGGAAACAAGGTCGTCGTATTCTTCGAGTTTCGGAACAAGTTTTTGTATTTGTTTTGCGTTTTTGATTTCGACACCAAAAGCGTTGTAGTTGACACGACCTGCTTCGTCTCGGAATTTACCTCCCCAGCCGAATGCACCCAATGCCTTAAGTGAGGATTCGTCCAACGATTCAGTAATTGCAATTCTTGCCACGCCTTCTGGGACAATTCTTGTAACCATTTTGATTGGGAGTGGTGCGCCAAGTGCTACTGGTTTTAGATAGTTGGCTTGGATTTTTTCTAAAGATGAAAAAATGCTGTCTCGAAGGAGCGCTTCCATTGCTCGGTTTCCGCGGAAAGGTTCAAACACTTTCCACAAATTCGTTGTTTCCCTGACGACTTGTCGCAGTTTTTCTGGTGCGACCATCATGAAACCTTTTTGCATGAGGTCTGTTGAACGCAACACTTCGGCATCAGCGAGCCATGGCGTTGGGTATCCTCTGCCGAAGGCATCAAAAGACCACTGTTGAATGTCGTCTGTTTTTCCTGCCCAATCGGAAACCGTGTCGATGAATTCTTCTGGGACGCCGTTTTCCCTTAAGGCTGGACCGATGATTGTTTTGGTGAATTGTTTTGCAAGTCCAAATCGTTCGGATACTTCACCTTTGGCTACAGCCTTCATCAGTGATGAAAGCATCGTGTAGCGGTCTGCGTTTGGAACTTTCATGACGACCATCAGGCGGTTGGCGTCACGCACTGATGCTATTGGGTCTTCAAATGAAAAGAATGTGGACCCTGGCATACGGGAGAATTGGCGGGTTGTTCCAGATACCCATTGGGCTACTGCGGGTCCTGTCTGGTTGACCCATTTGCGGTAAACGCCTGGGACTTCGCGGATGTTGTAGAGCGGGTCGCCTGAGTACACACCATCTTTGAGGACGCGGTGGATTTCTTTGATGTCGACTTGTTTGCCTGCTGCGCGGGCTGTGTCAACTACGTCTTGGATTGCGACTGAAAGCCCTGGTGGGATTTTGCCGAGGAAATGGTCGTAGAGTTCACCAACATTATTGAATGAGCCGAGTTTTTCGAGGGTGACTTGTCCTTCTCGGGTGTATGGCATTGCGTCGATTTCGCGTGGAACGAAACGTGGGGTTTCACCGTTCGGGTCGATGACACCAAGGCGTTGCTTGATGCTGGTTTTATCAGAAAGAATTGGCAGGTTTGGTGCTGGCGGGTTGTCCATTGACGCCAATGGCAGATTGCGGACGGTATCGTCGACAACTTGCTGAACGTATTGTTCGACTTCGTCTGGAACGACGGAGCCTTCTGGGAGGATTCCAGCGAACTTTGGTGCTTCTTCTCCTGCTTCACGAGCAGAATAAAACGGCAAGTCAATAACGTCCTTGGGCACGGTTGATGCGCCTGCGGCTTCGCGCGCCTTCTTCCATTCAGCCAAAACCCTGTCCGCGATAACCCCATCGTTCAGAACAGTGGTTGCTGCTTTTTCTGTGAGGTTGAACTTGCGCATCAACGCTTGTACTGGGTCACCCATTATCAGGGTTGGGTCGGTTACAACCGTGAATACGCCGTCAACGATTCCTGATATGAGAGATGCTGTGTACCCGTTGCGGTCGATATAGCCTTCTTGAATGAGCGGTTCAATGGTCGCGCGTCCCAGCGTCCAGGTTTGTCCTGCGATTTGTGGCAGTCCAGCGTCGTGGGCTTTACGGGCGTCTTCAGCAAGTTTGCCTTCTGGGAAGAATCCTGAACCAAGGTCAATTTTTTCGCCAGCGATTGCGGCTTTAGCAATCTGGGTGAGAATGTTTCCTTCACCTACGGATTTGATGAAGTCGGCTCGTTCTTGTGGGTCGGTGAAAATGTCGGCAAGTGCAGCAGTCATTGAGGCTGTGCTGGTGAACGACATAAAGTTTTGAGGGCTGAGTCCGCCGCCGCGCGTGAGGAGTTGTTCGGCTACCGATTTGCCTAATTGTTGGGCGGCAACGAATCCTGTGGTTGCTGCGCGTACGCCTCCGCGGGCTGCTTCGCCTGCACCTTTCAAACTGATGCGGGATGGCAGGTTGATTCCTGCTACTTCGACTCCGCCTGCTGGACCGATGTGGTCTGGGGCGGCAAACCCTAATGCTTTGAACGGCAGTTGTGCCGTCATGATTGAGCGTGATGCTGCTTCCTGGAAGGCGTCAATAAGATTTTGAGAGATTGCTTCTGTGGACCATGGTTTTGGTCCGTCGTTCATTGCTGCGCTGACGTCCCACATAGAACGAAGATGCGGGAATTTTGCGCCTAAATCAGCGTAAGCATCAAACGTGCCTGGGATGCGCTCGCCTTTAGTGTTGTACGTCCCCTTGGCTACCATGCCTGGAATTGCGTTCCACTCATCGCGTGTCTTCATCAGGAACAATTTGATAACTTGTACTTCTTCAAGGTCCAGAAGTTCTTTGGCGTCTTTGATTTCTGAGGGGACTGGGATGTTGCGCCAGTTCAATCCGTTTTCTGGGTTGATTGGGTCTACCTTGTCCCACCATGCTGGAGCCTTATCGGAACGAATGGCGAGTTCTTGTGGGTCCATGCGCAACAGGTCAACGAGCGTGTATGGGAGGTTCGGGTCTTGTTCTGGGGTTGCGCCTGCGGCGAGTGCGCGACGGTCCTTCAACTGTCCCTTGTATTTTGCTGCTTGGACAGCGGAGTTGATGTGGACTTCTTTGTAGTCAACAGGGATGTCGGAGACGCCGAGTGCGGCGGTTACTTCTGGGTTGGTGTAGTAACTGCCGTGGTATGCGCGTGAGAGACGTTCAGCGGTGTCTGGGGTGTAGCGGTCTACGATTTCTTGGCGGCGACGAGCAAGTGCTTCTGTTTCCCGTGCTTCAGCCTCAAGTTGCTGAACAGTTTTCTTCATGCGATTGGTGTGCCCTCAAGTTCGAACAACAACTGTAGCAACGCGCTGTTCGGATTCTGTGAGTATGCGTAACGAACCTGGTTGATGAGGTCCTGCTTAGAACCAACTTGGATGGTTTCAGGAAGCGGTGACGGCAAAACTTCTGGTCCTGGTCCAGCACCCAACGGGTTGCCTGCGGTGACAGGTTCGAATGGTCGTTCTGATGGGCGGTCTAATGGTCCGAAGCCGCCAGCAGGAACAAAGTTTTTCGGTTCAGGTGCGACGGGTGTGCCCATTGGGACGGCGCGTTGCGCATCCATCTGCTGTTTGGCTTCACCATAGGTTTGTCCTGTGGCGACAGTCTTAGCGATTTTCTTGGTTGGGTTTTGCAGGTCGCTGCGGTTTGAGTATTGCTGTGCCATTTACAGTCTCCCTTGAAGGCTGAGTACGGCTCCTGGTGTGTTTGGTTGGGTGGCTACGGCTGCTGGCTGTCCTTGGAGTTGACCAAGCAAATCTTGGATGGATGGCGGTCCTGCTGGTGCGGGCTGCATTTCTGCACCCATTCCTGGCATCGCCAACCCTGGCATAGTTTCAGGCGCACCCTGCGGTGCCATCGCAGCCTGGCGTTCTTGTGCGCGGCGTTGGGTCATTTGGACCGCCTCATAAAGAGGTACGTTCTTTTCGACCGTGAGCATGGTGAGATAAGCCAAATCTTCTGGTTGGTAAGGTCCGTTGGGGTCCGCTGCTTGTGCCTGGATTGAGGACAGTAGAGCGGCTTCCATGGACTCTGCGGTGATGCGGTCCTTTTCGAGTTCTGGGTCAGTGATAAGTGGGTCTGCTTCGCGCGCCGACTCTTTCGACATGAGACCAGTACCGAGGCGCTGACCCAAACCAACAATGAGACCGTTGACATCTGAACCAGACGACGGATAGGTGACGTAGTGGAAGTCTGTTTCGAAAACTTTGTTCGGAACATAGTTGGTCATTCCTCCTGTTGCGCGTCCCGAAAGGAAGAACGACTTTTTCTGGTTACCCCAATACGCCTTTTCGATAGCGATAGCAATCTTGTCTTCTTCAAACAGGGACTGTTCGAATACTGATTGTGCTTCTTGTACACGGAAGTCGACGGTTGCGGAGAGGACATTTTCGCCGCGGCGACCCGTACGAATGTTCGTGCCAGACTCGCCACCGAACTCTGCGGGGATAGCACCCTCAAGACGTTCTTGGCGTTCAAGTCGGTCAAGGGCGGTGTCGGTTTTGTAGCCAGGGTTGGTTTGCAACTGTTGAATGTCGCCACCCTTGACAACACCCAACTGTCCTGTTTTGCCGTCAGCCATCTGGATGATTTCAGGGTTTTCGCCAGCGCGGGCGACGAGGTATTCGTCGGGGAAGATGCCGCGTTCAATCGCAATCTCGGTGAGTGCTTGCAGGCGTGCGCGGGTGAAGTACATTCCGAGTACGCCGTCGTATTGTCCGCGTGGCTGGTCGAGGGAGATGCGTTGTGGGATTACAACCATCGGCATGCCTGTGCGGTTGGGGATGCGTTCGAGTTCGACTGTTTCTAAGCCTGCTCGTTCGGATGGGGTCATGCCTTCGGTGAGTGGTGAGCCGATGACGCAGACGACGAGTTCGTTGTCGTCGACGTATTGGAGGAGGGTGTATTTGGTGTCGAAGGTGACGCGACCCATGCGGAGTTTTCCGATGACGATGTCACCGTAGTTGTCGATGAGCCATTTGGCGGTTTTGGTGTAGGTGAAGATGCAGTTGTCTGGGACGAGTGCGTCTGGGTCTTCCATTGGTGCGGGGAAGGTGTCGAGCGGGTTGCGCACTGACCAGGTTGGTTGCAGTTTCTTGAAGTCTGGTTGGAGGAAGACTGGGGCGCTTGAGTATGCGAGGAAGTGGCGTGCGCGGCGACGCTGCTTGATGTTCAGTTTGTTGTGGTCCCAGTAGGACAACACGATTTTCTTGCGGAGTCGTGCGAGTTCTTGTGAGTCGTTGTTGCCTGGTTTGATTGGTGGGAAGTATGGGGTTGGCATCACTGAGGAGATGCGCATGGAGGTTTGGTCTAACCCTTGGACGAGGAGGTTGGCGACGTTGGTGCGGGCGTTGCGGTCTAGTTCGGAGAGTGGGATGATGGTGTCGCCGTTTGCGAGGTCGCGTACTTCTCGCATTTTGCGCAGCACGGGTCCTTGTGCTTCTTGTCTCGCGTTATACAGGGAGACGATTTCTTCTACTGGCAGCACTTGACGCGAATCTCCTAGTTTAGTTGTTTTGGTTTATTGTAAGGATAGCAACTATTGGAGTAGCCATGATGGTCGCCATTGGCGTGGGGGGAGTTTGATGCCGCCGATGTTGGGGAAGTGGAGTTCTGCGAACCAGTTTGCCATGACGAGGTCGGTGCCGTTCTTTTTGTCTGGGGTCCATTTGGTGAGTTCGTCGACGAGTGCGAGTGTTTTCCAGTTTCCGCGCATGGATGGGAGGCGTACTGCGCCTGTGCGGTAGAGGGGTGGGAGGAGTGCTTCGATTCCGAGTTTTTGGTCGAATTTGTTGCGGTGTGTGGTGTGGGGGATGATGTTGACCATTTGGCGTGTTTGCCATTTGCGGACGAAATCGTGGGCTAGGAGGAATCTTTGGGCGGCGTTGATTTCTACGATGATGTGGGAGACGGGGTAGCCGTATTGGAAGGCTCGGTTGGTCCAGTCTTCGAGGACGCCTGAGTATTCGCGGGTGGTGGTGTCGTAGCCGAGGAGTTGTTCGGCGGTGAGTTCGACTCGCATGAGGTCGATGAGGTAGCGGAGGTTGGTTTCTGGTTGGTAGAGCCACCATTGGATGCCCCAGAATTGGCTTGGGGATGGGTCGACGGTGATAACGGAGATGATGGGTGGGGTGAGCCCTTCGGGGATTTGTCCTGGGAGACGGTCGTTGTCGATGCAGCCTTGGTATTGGACGCCATCTTTGCCGAGTCCGCCTGTTATCCAGGTGCGGTCGATGAGCATGGTGTCTGATTCGTCGTCCTCTTGCTGATATACGACCTTGAATGTGCGTGGGTTGGAGTATCGGATGTAGGAAAGGTCTTTCCAGGAGAGGCGTTTTGGGTCGAGGAGGGGTCCGTTGGGGTATGGTTCGGCGTCGAATCGGCGGCTTTTGATGCCTGTGTCGAGTTCTTGGTAGTACGCCTTGTAGACGATGTGCTTGTATTTTTGGGTTTTGAGTGGTTCGATGGCTTCTAAGCCTTCGGGGGTGGTGATGTCGGTGCCGTCGTAGGTTTCTTCGTCGGTTTCGTAGGAGATTTTGGAGAGGCAGTGGGCGTAGAGGTCGTTGCTGGAGAGTCTTTGTCCGACTACGGCGAGTAGTCCTGATGGGTCGACGCGGGCTTCGGCTACTTGGTCCCATCTTTCGATGAGTTTGTCGCGGGTTGAGCCTGGTCGTGCGTTGTCTACGGAGGCGACGTCGTCGAAGAGGCAGAGGTCGGCGCGATGTCCGATGTATTCGGAGTCGATTCCGTACGCGCGGACGGTTGGTTCTTTGTTGTCGAGACCGTTTCCGTCGAGTTGTTCTACGACGAATTCTTCTGCGCGCCAGAGTGCGCCTTTGTCGGATGGTTTGAAGCGACCGTAGTCGATGGAGAGGCATCCTTCGGCGTCAATGGCGAGTCCTTTGCGGACAAGTTCGGGGTCTGGGTGGATTGGTGCTGGGCGTTCAAGGGTTTCGCGGATGCGGCGTGAATACTGTTTTGCCATTGCTTGTGAGATGGAGCCAATCATGACGCGGATGGCACGGTTGCGTACGATTGCCCACACGGCAACATCGTGGAAGAGGGTGGATTTTCCTGCTCCTGGTGGGACGTTGAGTACGACGAATTCTTTTTCTGGGTTTTCGAGGAGTTCGACGAGTTGTACGGCTGCTTCTACTTGCCAGGGTGAGGGGACTCTTCCGAGGTAGTAGCGGCGGAAGAAGTCGAAGTCGGTGAGTCCGCGTTGTGCTTCTGGTTTGAGGCGGGTGTGTGGGATTGCTGGGGGGAGGTTGACGGCGTCGTCGAGGTCTTGTTCGTATTTGTCGTATTGGACTCCTCCTCCGCGTGAGCGTACGCGGGAGGCTTCGAGGACGGCTGCGTCGAGTTTGGCTTTTGCTTCTTTGGATTTGGCTAGCCAGTTGGAGCCTGTGTTGATGTGGATGCCTGCGATGCGTGAGGCTTCGGTGATTGTGGAGCCTGCTGCGATTGCGGCGAAGAAGCGTGCTTTGTCCTCTGGTGGGACCCTTCTTTTAGTACCCATAAAAGTTGTGGTTCAGAAATGTAGCGTATTTATCAACGCTTGTTCTTGTTCTTCTGCTTTTGTGTTGAGACAGTTGAGCCAGTTTTATATGCTGCTACTCCAATTCCTGCCCCCTTGAGTGCGTTGACTTTTCCTTGCATGGATGAGGCGACGGTTGCTGCCGCTTTTTCTGCTTCCTTGGTGACAACTACGCGGGTTGATGCGGCTGCACGAACAGGGTTTTTTGCGGTAGAGAAAGTTTTGATTCCCGTCATTGGGAGTGCAACACCTGATTTGGTGGTGATGGTTCCTGCGCCTTTGGTGGCTGCGACTACGCGACTGGTTTTGATTGCGTCGGCTGCGGCTGCTGCTGCACGAATGTTGGAGGTTGCTTCGACTGCTTTGAAGGCGTTGAGTGCTTTGGCGGTTTGTGCTGCTTTGGCTGCTGGTCCTGCTGCGTATGCGGCTACGGTGAGTCCGAGTGCGGCAGCGTTTTTGATGCTGGGGTCTTTGGCGAAGCGTACGACGTCGCCTGCTCCTGAAACTTCGTATGCGACTTTCCCTGCGATTTCTACAGCGTCTTTGAAATCTGCGAGACTGCCATTCCAGTCAATTCCTTTTGGTTTTCTTGCAGGCATGTTGTAAGAGTAGCAGAGGTGTGGTACAGTCACAGGCAACTTCATCAAGTCCCTCATGTCGGGAGACACAGGGCGCGCATGGTCGTTCCACGGTTGCATGTGGCGGGGCGTAAACAGGGAAACCTGGGTAGACCTCTCATCTTTGAGTGAGGGGAGCAGCGTGATGAACGTCTTATCATCGAACAAAGGTGTCGGCTAGAATTTGCCACGGCGACCTTCCGCGGGGGCGGGAACTGTGGGGGAGGCGCTTATCGGGTGTTTAGCGTTGCATCACTCCCGCCCTCACATTCGTTCGGTTGGGCTGCCGCGCAAACTTCGTTTGCTTGCCCGCAAGGAAGAAGAAGTTGGGAGCCTGACGGGTCCATGTCGCTGCGACAGATTTTGTTACCGCCACACCGAAGCGTATAACAAACCAGCCCCCAGCCCACCCCCCCTGCATGTATACAACCCGCATACAAGTGAACCGAAAACACACGGGCAAGAAACACCAAAAAGAGTGAAAACATCTCACGACACTAACCCCTAT